AAGGTGGCACAGGCACGGGTAAGACATATATCGTAGCACAAACGCTACGCAATATCTTACCGGAACTAGTAAAGGACGAGACGCTAGGCAAGGGGCCGGTTCCTATTCTATGGATTGCTCCTGCTGCAACTATTGTTCAAACACAGCGAGTGCTTAAAGCGTACGGGCTAGCCGGTAAGGTATTGGTCATGTCCTACTCTGCGCTAACCTCGCCGAAGACAGGTGGCACTATGTTCTACGCTACAAAGACAGAGGTAGTGTGGGGCCAAGAACATATCGTATACGAATGGTCGGAGCTAATGCTGCCGCGCCTTGTAGTGTTCGACGAGTGCCAAGCATTGAAGAATGACGGTAGCTCCCGCACTAACATAGCGCGTGGCCTACCAGACAAAAGCGTCAAGCGTTTGTTCATCTCTGCTACGCCATACCAGCGTGTATGCGAGGCGCGGACGGTGATGGTAGGCGTAGGTATGCGGTCACGCTATAATGTCCTACCTTTGACAGAGGGAACAGCACCTAGCGTACTCCGTTCTCTTGCAACATACGGTAACACAGCAGCATACTCGCCCCGCGCTATGGAAAAAATCAAGGATGTTATGGGGCCGTATACCGTAGCACTAAAGAACATACGCTTCAAATACAAAGCACGTACGGAGTGTGTTCTCATAGATTTTCGCAATGATAGAGAGCGGGAGTCTTACAATAGAGCGTACGAGGAATACCTAGAATACCTGTATAAGCTACGGGGCCAGACAGGACATGGGATTGTAGCTGCTAGGCTAGTGGCTATGATGAAGTTTCGGCAGAAAGCAGAGGAAATCCGCTCTCCGCTAGTAGCTGCCCGTGCGCGTAACGCAGTCATGGAAGGTAGCCAAGCTATCATCGCTAGCAACTTCAAAGGTATGCTACGTGGTGTGTGGCTGGCGCTAACGAAAACCTACGGCGTACCAGAGGACAAGATAGGCTACGTCACAGGAGGGCAAACGCCAGAGGCAAGGCAACGTAGCGTAGATGCCTTCCAGCGTGGCGAGAAAGACTATATGCTACTGACCGTAGCAGCAGGTGGCGTAGGCATCTCGCTACACCATGACAACGAGAGCGCACGGCCCCGGCATATCATACTCCCGCCCACATGGAGTGCGATAGACCTCATCCAATGCGTAGGCCGCAGTCATCGCATAACCTCCATGTCTAACACACTGCAGGAAGTCTTGTGGTATAGGAACACCATTGAGGAACGGGTTGCTGCTGTGGTAGAGAACAAGGTCAAGTGCATTAACAAAGCCGTGTCTGCGAAGGAACAATGGGCTAGCCTATTCGCTCCTGATGTGGACGATGACCTCGGTAACGTAGACAAGGATGCCGATGACGAAATCGACTATGGCGTAGATGAAGGGATGCTAGAGTAGCAACTATCGCCCACGCAAGTGCGAAAGTTCTTGACGGATAAGGGCGGCTGTGCTAGTATGTTATCAGATTTTGGGTGCGGCGTAGGCACAGGGTCTACGCTAGCCCAACAACTAACGAAAGGAAAACCAATGATAGAACTAAATGATGCTATCGTAGATTACGAAAAAGCACACAACGTACGCATAGACTACGCCAGACCACAAAGTTGGTTTGACGCTGTGCTAAATGCAAAAGTTAACATAGACCCACGTGATTACGTTTGGGTTTACACTAAAGCTAACATGACTGGTGGTTTGTTTGGCCAGCCAGTACATAAGGATACCATTATGGTAGATGTAATTAAGCGTCAGAACGAACGCACTAACACATGACATGAAACAAGCATACCAAAGCACAGAACATGGATTCCGTATAATGTTTCCGAACGACATGACCGTTAGCGTAACGTGGTATCGAAAGACCACAAACGATGGCGGACAAACTAGCGCAGAGGTAATTGTATGGGATAAAGATAACGTACGATACGAATACGAAGAAGGATTGTGGCGTGAAGGTGAAGGTTTAGATGAACATACGCTACCATCTATGGCCGAATGGAAAGGAATTAACTGCTACGTTAAACCACGTAAGCTAGTAGAAATTCTTGATGCAGCAGAAAGCTACGTAGATACAAACGAAAGGAAAAACCTAACATGACAAACGACGAACAGAAGGCAATACAACCTCTGCTAGATGAGGTTAATAACATAGGGAAACGAGCATTCAAAATGGCAGATAATATAGGATTCGTAGTGACGTTCCCTAACGAATGGGAAGTTAGCGTACGGTGGGGCAAGCATCACCTATGCGACGGCGGCAAGACTACCGTAGAGGTAGCGATACATGATCCAGACGACAACTGGTGCATCTATCATGACGGTGATAACAAACTGTATCATGTACCTGACTCTGACACAGACGTAATGGGTTACGTTACGCCTCACCAGTTAACTAACATACTACAGGAGGTAGCGAAGCAATGAACGACCACGAACGAGAGTTATGGGTGCGTAACGATGAGGGACTATACGCTATGTGGCAAGCATCTAGGCTAGCCATGCGTAGGTTCATACGTATGCACAGAATAGCAATAGACAACTACATTAAACAAACCATATCATGAAACAAAAACCAAAACAACGTAAGCGCAAGCATACGACAGCAACTCAACCTGCACGTTACAAAAACAACGACATTAACGAACAGTATCACGTAAAACACCGGGTCGGAAAAAAAAGTGTCAAAGTGTCTAAGATAAGTCACAGAGCTAAAGACACATCCTTGATCTTTTTAGGAGATAGGGAGGATATTACAGCATGAGAAAAATAACTAAGCTAGCAATCCGCGCTTTCCTAGAAGGCCGGGAGTTCTGTAAAGATAACACCTCTGTTAGGATAACAACTAGTACAGGTGGTTTCCGTACTGTCAGAGGGGCTAAAGAAATCAAGAAAGGTATAAGTTGCACAGTATTATTATACTTACACGATAACCTAATAGCAGAGCGTATTGATACAGATAGGTACTATAATGAACACGCTTACGCATGGCCAGATGAAAACCTACGCATCACCCTAGCAGGTTGGCCCACAGCTACCACACGTGAGCGTTTAAATGGTTTGCTAACAGAGCTAGGCAAGCGTGAAGGCATCTGGCAGCGTAACCACGAACAGTATTACGGCACACACGACAATAACAGAGTCATAGACTCTAACGAATGGATAACAGTAACATGAGATTCAGCACTACCACAATCAAGGAGGACTTAGCGTACTTACCAAGTCGAACACGTAAGCCAGACGCTTACAATAGCGCAGACTATCCACAAATAGTTTTGCTTGCCCCACGCACACACGCAGGGCAACCATATAACAAACGTGTAGTTATCTACACAAACAATCCTGCGTACGTTGCAGTTAAATGTGACGAAGGCTGGGAGGCTATGTCAAAGCGCCACTACGATGACCGCATTCAGCTTGACAAGGGGCCAACGTACAAGGACAATAGTTGGGTACGTAAGATAGTCGAGCCACTCTACGCTAAGATACGCAAACAACGTAGGAAATACTAATGACTACGAGCAAGGAGGTTACTAGGCTTAACAAACGTATGGCCGCCTACCGTACTACCGACGACTACATGAAACAGTTGTTGCAAAACGCGGTAACCTTGTCGTTTCGTAGAGAACCCGTGCTTATCACAGGTGCAACCGGCACAGGCAAGGAGATAATAGCTAACCTACTGCATGGTACGCAGGTAGATGACATAGTTACCGTAAACACGACAGCCGTAACAGACACACTCTTTGAGTCTGAGCTATTCGGCCACCTCAAAGGTAGCTTCACGGGTGCGTTTCGCGACCGCAAAGGTTTGGTAGAAGCAGCAAGCAACGGTACGTTATTCCTAGATGAGGTAGGGGATATGCCGATAGGCTTACAAGCTAAGATACTACGGCTTGTACAGTTCGGTACGTACCGTATCATAGGAGATAATGAAACACGCAAAGCAAACTGCCGTATAGTAGCAGCAACCTGCAAACCTTTAAACAAACTTATCGCAAAAGGTAAGTTCCGTGACGATTTATACTATCGTCTATCAACGTTCCGCTTACATATCACGCCGCTAGCAGATCGGCGTCATGATGCGGAACATTTTTTCATAACACACCCGCTCTGGCATAAGATACCGGCGGATCACAAAGAGAAGTTCTTAGCGTACGCTAATAATGACCCTATCAAGGGTAATTACCGTGAGTTAGAACAACTAATGTTACGATATGAAGTTTTAGAACTATTGCCATGCTGACTTCATGTGCTAGAAAATAAAAAAAGCAGAAGATAGCAGACTTGGCATGGTTCTTGCTTTATATAAGATGTCCGGCCTCAATCGGGGGCTTTAGAAGATAAGTTGGAACCTAGCATAACATAAATAACTATGGCACAATACATAGAACAGGAGTACAAGGACGGTGACTGGAAGGGATTCAAGTTTACCGTGAAGCAGTTCGATAGCACAGCGGAAGCTGTTGAGTCTATCGGAGAGGACAACATCCTATCGTTGGTGAATCAGCAGTTCGCTAGCCGCGTTCGCGCTAAGGTAAAGAACTCTTTACCAAAGGGCTTGAACGGTGAGGAACTCGCTACCGCACAGCAACGCTTGACTAGCAAACACGCTGACGGTGTGCTATTCTCGCGTGAGGATGTAGATAAGTGGCGTCCTGACCAACGCGAGGTTACGCCTACTGCGTTGTTCAAGATGGCTAAGGAAGCGTTCAAGGCTGACGATCATGCTAAGGGCGCAGAGCTACTTGCTAAGATGCAAGAGCTTATGGAAGCTGCATAAATCCTATCACATTGTAAGGGGGCTAGCAATGGCCCCCTTACTTTTTTATCTTTTGTGATAACACCATTAACATGACAGATGACATTGACATCGTAGTAGGCAAACTTAAACGTTCTGAAGTTACAGCAAAACCAAAAGTTAATCGTAGCAGTTACAACGAGAATAGCGCAGAAATGATACGGCCCATCATAGACAAACTCCTAGACGAGACGAAAGATGTCTTTGTGCCGTGCGCTGACACAGGCTATAGTGCCGGTACGTTGTACGTTAAGCTGAACGACGGCCTACTATGGCTCATGCACAACGACAAGAGCGAACGTAACACAGACTACCGTTACCTACGCACACAAATATCTATGCGTAAGTTAACCGAAGGCGTTCTTATATACTTCAAAGAAGCTATACGCACCGTGCGACAGAAGACGTTAGACGGGCGTACGCTAAAGGTTGCCACAAGTGATAGCATGAAGTGGCGACATGACATACTCACGTGGCTACAATCCGCACAAGATGAGGAGATATTCGTACGTGAGGACATTGGTATAACGGAAGCAGATAAGCAATGGGTGTATGATACGATAGCTACTCACGCCCCTGACGCGGAAGTTACGTTCTCAGATACAGGGCTTCGTATGATACGTTAACATGGAACCAGACACACTATTCCCAGCGGTATACATAATAGCTTTTACGCTATTCTACTTACGCTACACTAAACAACAACGGTGACAATAGAAGAACTACTTAACTGCGACGTGACGTTGCTAGAAGCTATGGCAGACGATGAGCTGTTGGAACATTTCAAACCATACCTCATCGTCTGTCAGCCACCGTTAGACGATAACGTGAAGGTAGTTAAAGGGCCGAAGCGTAAGCGTAAGACATCCATATCAGTAAGAGAAAAGCGTACGTTAGAAGAGCAGATGAGAGAGCTGGCTGATTTGCATAACGTAGATTTGGATGAAGGTACAGACTTATTACCAGCAAATTTAAAGTGACTACAACCTTGCATAAAACCAAAGACGGACGCTACATAGTTAAGCTAGACGCATCTCTATATACGCAGAGTGCTTGCCCCCGTCGCTTGTGGTACATGGGCGGCAGAGGTTTGCGGTACGATACGAAGTCGCACAAGATGGAGTACGGTACAGCGTTTCATAAGGCGTTACAAGAATACTACACGACAGGTAACACTAAGAAATCTCTTGCCTTGGCGCTTGAGCATTACGAACAGCCTGACATCCACATACCAGAGAATGACTTCCGTGACATAGGGCATCTTGCTGCTACGTTACAGCAGTATTTCATGGCATACGAGAAACTTGATGGACTGAAGCCAGACATGGGCGACGAAGGCCCATTGCTAGAACAACGCTTTGCTATACCATACGACACAGACGGCGAACGTATTGATGTTGTGCTGTGCGGTACGGTAGACATGATAGGTAGCTTCAACGGCATCCCCGTCCTCGTAGATCACAAGACTACCGCACTCATGCAGGTAGAGAAATACCTTGAAGGCTACCAGAACTCACCGCAAATGATGATGTACACTATGATACACAAGCACCTGTTCCCTGACGAGAGTCGAGGTGTGGTTATCAACGGCATCTTCATAGGACGTAACGGCAAGAGTAAGTTCAGACGCTCGACAATCATTACGTTCCCTGATCATGTGCTAACAGAGTTCGAGAACCACCTACGAGAGACGGCACATTTTTTCATGAGCGGCTTACGTCGTGTGTTAGATGAGGGCGCTTACGCAGAGGAAGTGTTCCTGCCTAACTTCACCTGCTGCCAGACAAAATTTGGCGAGTGTAACTTCTCACCTGTTTGCACGACGCCGCGTGCAGATGACCGTGAGACTATCATAAGCTCGCTCTTCTCCACAACAAACACCTACGATCCTTTAATGTTCCAGACATGATGACTGACCAAGAGTTACGCGACAAAGCATTAGCAGAGTTTAAGTACAAAGCACCACGTAAGTTCAACGCTGGCATACGAGAACATAATCCTGACGGTACGAAAGGGATGTGGCGTATGGATATGAAGCAACTCGTAGGCTGCTCGGAGGAGGAAGTGATAGATCTTTGGCACTACGTACAAGTGCTTAAGTTAAAAATACAGGAGCAAGACGCTCTCATACTACAACTAAAACATACAATAGCAAAACAAGCATTATGAGCAAAGCAATAATAGGTATCGTAGGAGGTAGCGGCACGGGTAAATCCACATCGCTACGTAACCTGCCACCCGATAAAACATATATCATTGATCTTGAGCGTAAGGGTATGCCCTTCCCCAAGAAGTTCCCATACATAGCATCCTGCTCTAACATAAAAGAGTTTGATGCTTCGTTAAATGACGCACTTGCAGACGAGAACTGCGAGGTCATAGTCATTGAGTCGTTCACGAAGTACGTTGAGACACTCATAGCATTAGCGCAAGCATCGTTCAAAGGCTTCGATGTTTGGTCGTACTACAACCGCATGATCCGCGCTACGCTAGACAAAGTTAAGAACGACCGTGCCGTTGTGATATTCACAGCAATCGACGAGATCGTACAGGTTGCACAGACAACAGGTGATACGTATAACGTACGTCGCATTAAGGTACAAGGCAAACAACATGAGGGTTGCATAGAGAAGGAGTTCCTTATGGTACTCTTCACCGAGGTTAAGCGAGACAAAGATGGTAACGTACGCTACGTCTTTCAGACTAACAGCGACGGCATCACCTCTGCTAAGACTCCACTGGGTATGTTCTCTGAGGCATACATAGACAACGACGTTAACGCAGTCATAGAGGCTGCAAAAAACTACTACGACAAATGATTGATCTTGATAAAAAGTTAGAGACGAAGTTTGATTCATTCTCCGACGAGCTACGACAGCTATCACAAGAAATAGATGAAACGTCTGGCAGATTGCTAGCCCTTGTAAGTGACGTAGCAGACATCGAAGACCTCGTAGATGAGAACTACAACAGTCGCAACAAGTGGCCCAACGACACGATATATGTTCGTGATATAATTGACATTGCAGTTGAGGCACTAGGCGATCCCGGTGGTGGCTACCATGCAAATCAACTGAGTGAAATCATTCGTCTGAAGAATAAGTTAAGTGAAGCTAACGTAACCACACCAGACACACTTATAGAAATACTAGATGAACATGACAGATAATAAAGACTACAAAGAATACAAAGAGTTCATGGCCCGTGTTTGCACGGTAGCACATGAGGAAACAAATGATATAAAGAAACAACTTGATATCACAAAGGATCAAGCTATAGGACTTTACATCATAACAATGATAGACAAGCTGACATCTACGTTAGCAATGACTTCTCCTGACGGCAATAGGAGTGCGGCCCCAGAAGAATCCAAACAAAACACTCCCTAACATAAACATAAATACATAATAT